ACTTGATATTAATTTACCTGCTCCAACGTATGCAACAATAAAGTTATTAATAACATCGTTTAAAGAAGTGTACTGATAGCCCCCATAATTGTTGCCATCGTAGTATTCTGCATTAGTTTCGGTGATTAAACCACCATTTGGATTTGGCATATCTTATTAGCTTTTTTCGTTTATTTCATCTCGTTGTACTTGACTTGCGGCAACCTGTATTATTTGTGGGTCTTTAACAACAACTCCAAAATAAAACAATGTTTTAAGTATTACATCTGTTTGCTCTGATACATCAAGTTCTATTTGTGTAGAACCATATGTACTATTAGCATTGAAATTAGCAGCCGTTAAAGTTATTACTAAGTTACCCCCTACTCCTCCGCCAAAGCTAGCTCCAGAAAATGTAACTGTGTCTCCAGGTGAATAACCTGTTCCAGCACTAGTAACATCCACGTCTGTAACATTTGCTGAACCATCAACTCCTGAAGTAGTAATTGTTACGGTTAGACCAGTACCTGAGCCAGATGTAGAGATTTGTGTAACTCCAGCAGATACTGTTGCATTATAATTCACTGTGCTTGAACTAATACTAGATGTTAATGTATTAACCCCTGTGTTTATAAGGTTCGCTCCATAAACAGTTGAGTCGTAAATAAGTTGCCCAACATTACCAATATAGTATCCCCATCTAGGATCCAATGGTTTTCTTAAAAAGTTTACATTTATTTGGCTAGTAACCGTATCAGGCTTTACATAAAGTCTGTCGTTCTCAAACAAATATGTTGGGTATGTTTCCGTGGATTTTGTTAATGGAGATTTTTGAATGTTATAAAATTCCATTCTTTGAAGTCTTTGTAGTTCGACTTGTTCTTTGTAAGATACAGTTCCTAATGTAAAAAGGTCAACTGTATTGCCATAAATATCTGTGGTTGGCAAAGAAAAGTGAGCGGGTATTGTTCCAGCTGTAGGAACATACGTTGCTGGCCCCTCTGTTTTAAATATAGACAAATGTTCATCAACTGAGGCTACACGATCAGCATAGTCTGTATCGCTTTGCGGCACTCTTAATTGTTGATTTAAATCGTTGTGATAATTGCCGAATATTTCTAATTGAACTTGTGCTGAGATCTTATTGAACTCATCTGGAGTTACATAGCCTCTTTCTTCCTTATTAAGGATTAGCAGTACAGTCTTATATACGGTATTTACATTTATTGCCATATTTTTATTTTATTTTATTATATGGGTAGACCAACATTTAAGTTAGCCTACCCTTATAAATATAGTTACGTGTTATTCAAACTTTTTCTCTATGCTTGAATATACTTGCATACCTTCATCAGTTTTAAACCAACGAGCTAGCGCAGAGTATGGATGCTCTTCAAAAGGAACTGTCATAAGTTTCTTTCCATTTGCTGCCCACATAAAGGTTTTTTGATCACCTGATATAGATAGTATTCCTGCTTCAACAGCTCTAATACCAAAGCTTCTGAGCTCTACATTTTCGTCATTTGCTAGACTTATAAATAAAGCTGGATTATTTTTAGCAAGCAACATCAAATCTCGTTTAAGTTCTTTGCTTGTCATCTTATTAACCGCAGTCCCTAATTCTGTTCTAAGGATTGCTTCTGCATGATCTACATCTAACTCCCGAGCCAATATCAACGCTTCAATTTCAAGCTCAATATCTTCTAACTCATCTACTGCAATTGCAACATCATCTTGTTCTCTATACGTCCCACCTTTTTGCGGGTGGTATAAAGAAAGTAACTTTTGTAAATTTTGTTTAGCCTTTGGTACTAAAAGTACTCCATCTACAAACACAATGTGAGCGATCGTTACATGGCCCTTCTGCTCATCTACAAAAGGAGAGTTTTGATTTGTTGCATATCTTAGCTCTCTTTGTTGTCCCGTTTCTTCATCAAAATGTAATAAAGGAAACCTTGAAGAATGCTTGCTACAAAGTGTAAAAGTTAGTGGTGACGTGCCGTTCGCTAGATAGTATCTTCTATCTTTAATCTCCCACTTAGGCTTTGAGTTTTTTACTTCAGCAATAGGAGCTTCTATTAAAGTCTCTTCTTGCATAATTTCTTGTTTAGGTGCCGCGCTTTTTGGGGCTACCTTTGATTTTTGGGCTTTTGTTGCCATAATAAAATATAATATAAAAATTAATAATAAGAGTAATAGTTACCCCCATCTAAAAGACGAGGGTAACATTACAATAGTTAATACTAAACAGTCGCCGTAAATAATACGAAGTTGTTAGCAGCTTGAGTAACTAAACATCTTTCAGATAAGAAGTTAACTGTCATTGCATCTAAATCAGAAGTAGTAGCACCTCCAACAGATCCAGTAAGCCAAGACTTCATTCTTCTATCGTCAGCTTCAGAAGCTCTGTAACGTACGTGTAAGAATGGTCGTCTGATGTTAGTACCTAACATTTGATCGTATACTGTGCTTGTTCCAGCAGGGACCATAACACCGTCAATATCTTTAACTAAACCTCTTGTAGAAGCATCGTTTAAATATTTCCAATCAGTCTTGTAAAAGTCATAAGAACCTCTTCTAAAACCATCAAATCCTAAGTTCAACGCCATTTCTTCAGAGTTTTCAAATACACCATAAGATGTACCACCTGCCCCGTAAGAATTTTGTGCAGCTAACATATCATCAAAATCTAAAGAAGTAGATCTATTCAAGAATAACATATTCTCCTCAATTGCTCCTTGCTTATCAAGATTCTGTAGAATGAAATCAAAGTCTTGCAAAGCACTTCTGTTTCCAACTCCTGGGGTTACATCGCCACTTGCATAGTTTTGGTATACATTACCTCTTGCTTTTACTGCAGCAAATAAACCTTCAGTACCAGCAGATGTAACTGTTGCATTCAATGCAGCGGCTACAGTTGATCCATTACCAGCTAATTCACCTTCTACCATTGCCATTTCTAAGTAATCTTGGAAACGTAATCTTGTTTCTCCTTCAGACTTCAAGTACCATAGGTATCCTGATGCTCCATCCTCAGTAGCAACTTCAACCCATCCAATTTGTGCAGCATCAGAGCCACTTATTTGATAAGTGTCCTTAATAATAATTGGCTTGTTACTGTACTGAGTAAAAGAAGCCTCTAAAGAACCTAACATTCCATTTGTTCCTTTAGCAAACTCAGAACCGTAAACGAATAAATTTACAGCCTCGTTTCCAAAAGTTACGTCGCCAGCAGCAGCTGATGAAAACAATTGTTGAGTATAAGGCAATAAAGTAAAAGTTTGAGCTCCTGGAGTCGCAACAGATACATATGCTTTCAAGGTTCTTAGTCCATCAGCGCTAGATACTACTACTGTGTTTCCAACTCTTACTGAATTGTTTAATGCAGAACCTAATGTAACAACTCCTGTAGCAGCTACAATAGACACTGTAGAGTTAGCAGTTACTGCATCATTTTCGTACCCGATGTGCAATCTGTTTTGCTCAGACCATACAACTTGATCAGAAGTCATTGGCATTTCAGCACCAACCATACGTAAGAATCCAGATAAAGTTCTGTTTCCATATCGCTCTACCTCAGCCTCGTAAAGCTCTGGTAAATATTGTTGTGCAAAGTTATTTGAATTTGCTCCAGCATCTGTGAAGTCTAAATAATTGCCTACTAAGGCGGTTTTTGTTGGTGTTGGTACTAAGCTAAATTTGCCTAGTGGGTCTATACCCGTTCCAAAATTTCCCATTTTGTTTTGTTTTTTTAATTGTTAAATTGTGATTTTTTAATTTTTAATTTTGAAGAATCCGCTCCTGTTACAGCTTTAACCCTAATGCCATTTACAAAAACTGCATCGCCAGCTGTTTGTCTTGGAGTGTCTGAAATGTTCTTTGAACTATTTACAACGTCCTTAACAGCATCCGCTTTGCCCTGTTCATAAAAGTGATTAGCAATCTGGTCCATATTTTGAGCAGCATATATTGCCTTGTGATAACCTTCGTGATTAACTATTTCGCCTTGTTCGTCGACAAACTTTTTGACAAAATTATCAATACTAGATTGTTGCTCAGCAATTTTACTTGGGTTATTAATACCATACCTAAATTTCTTTCCTCCGACTTCGTATTCAAAACCTTTGAAATTGTCGTTTAAAAGATTAGATGTAGCTTTCTTAAACCTGTCGTGCTTCTGCTCGGTTAAGCTTGCTTCTTCGTTGTATCGGTTGAAAAAGTCCATTGCTTTTTTCTGCTCTTGGGTTACGCCTGGTCTTAACTTAATCTCATCGTAGTATTTACCCTTCAAGGTTTCTAAAAAGCTTTTGGCTTTTGCAACTTCTTCTTTATACGCTAATTTTCTTTTACGTATATCTCTTTCTTCGTCAATGTCTTCGTCATACGAAAAATTGTCTTCTAAAAGGAATTTTATTTCTTCATCGTCTAGATGAGGTTTACTTTTTTTATAGTACTCTTCTAAAAGCACATCACTATCTACGTTTGAGTAATCTGCATTAAGCCTAACATAGTCCTCTACATTTCCTCCCGTTTCTTCCATAAAGGCAACAAGCTTCTCAACGTTCTCGGGTAACGGCTTACCCGTAATCTTTTCGTCTCTGATTGCTTCCTTAGCTTCCTTTACAACTTCTTTTACTTCTTTAGCTTCCTCTTCCGTTATCTCTTGGATGCCTGCAAACCCTTCATCTTGAATGGAGCTTTCCCCTGATGATACTTCTGTATCCACTTTTTGTACAATTTCGGTTGGTTTATCTGCAACCACTGTTGTTGTTTCTTGCTCTTTATCGGCATTGTCTTGGTTTAAATCAACCTTAATAACATCTTCCTCAACCTTGTCTTTTGTAGATAAATCTACTTTGATAGCCTCGGTATCTTTATTAAACTTTTTCATTTTAGGTTTACTTTTTATTTTAAAGTCACCCTCTTGTTTTACTTCTTCTGGCATAATATAATATAATATAAATTAAAAAAATTCTATTTAGGCCCAAACTTTTCTAGTCCGAAGCCTCCTAATACATCATTACCTGAACTTTCAAAGTTTTTCGGTAATGAATTGTTTTTCCTTTGATCAATCATTTCTGATTGTTGAGTTCCAGCAATTTTTGTTCTCTGGTCTTTTCTATCCTCAATCTCTTGCTCTCTTTGTGTTTCAGACTTAATCCTTGCTTGAGCTAGTTGCATGTTAAAATTGAACTCTTCAGCCATTAGCTCTCGTTTTATTTGGGCCTCCGCTTGCATTCTTTGTATATCAAATTGCGATTTAGCTTGCTCAAGGCTTACTTTTTCTGCTGTTAATGCCTGCTGCTTCTGTACTTCGGCCATAGCTGTTTGCTCCGCTAACTGTGCGTTCGCCTGCGCTTGTGCTTGTATGTTAGCTTGTTGCGCCTGTTGTGTGGCTTGCGCTTTTTCTTTTCTTCTGGTCTTTAGTATTTCATTTGCTAACTGCAAGTTCTTTACTTGTCTAATATCTATTGCATCTTCTAAATCAATACCGCCTGATTGTAAAGCAACTTGTATGTTTTGCTCTAACTGTGCTTTTTCTTCTTCATCCGGTTCTAATTCTAAGAATATACCAAAGTCATGCAAGTTAAGCTCCTTAATACTTTCTAATGTAGCAACATTAAAATGTGTTATACTATTTTTTAATGAGCTAGCTGTTAGTGCAAACTCTAAAGAATCAGCTATCCTTCTAGATACGTTTTCACACGTTCTAAGAGCTAAATAACAACTTGCTTGCAATATATGTCTAGTTGCTACGTTGGACTGGTTAGCGGCCATCTTTTGTAGCCCTACGAGTGCATCTTTAGCCGGAGCTGAACCATCTCGCGCTTCGTTCAAACCAGTTACATCTCGTATCATTTGTAAATAATATTGATACGTTTGTATTAGTGATTGTATCTTAGCTCCCCCACTCGATGTTTGCAATTCTTGAATTGGCACCTTGCCTCTATTCAATTCCCCATCTTGCGTCATTGACCTACCTAAAACACTACCTGTTTGGAAATACATATTAAGTGCTTCTGCGGGGTTGTAGTTTGTTCCATTACCTAAGTCTACTTCTGCCAATCCATCTACATCTAAGAACACCCCATCAGGAACCATCCTTGCCATTACTTGCTGTAACTTAAGGTGAGTTAATTGAATCATATCGGCAAACCCTGTTATACGGTTAACTAATGAATCAATCCTTCCATTATACATCCTTGGTGCACAAATAACATAATTCATATCAACCTTAGTTGTGTCAGAAAAAGGTCTCGTCATATTTTCCGCTAACTTCCACTCAAGCATTTGATTGTTGCCTAATACTTTAGCACCACTATATAATACCTCTATGCTTCTTGATACCCTTTTAAACGTATCATTTTCTGGAGGATTAAAACTGTCTGTTTTTTGTATTGCTTTTTCTAAACCGTTAGGCCCTTGCTTTATTTTAAATACTTGGTTGTTATATGTCTTGTATTCAAAGTATAATATTTGTACTGTATTCTCGTCATATCCTTGCCACCCCGCAACATAGTTTCTATTGCCTGGCATTTCTTCAATGCGCTTAAGCTCCTCTTCTGGTATATTCGGGAATTGCTTTTTTAGCTCCGGTATTGATACCGATTTTACTTCTCCAACATAATATACATCTTCAAAGTTTGGATCATCTGTATAAGAATAAACCATATTAGCTGGATCACAGTATTCTGTAACAACCCCATTTGCTTTGTTCCATGTTGTTTTAACTGCCCCTATCCCTAATACGGTTAGATCGTAATTAAATCTTTTTCTAATCTCATGGAACTTGTTTTTAGCAAGCACTTGGTTTATAACTTCTTCTTCAGCTATCTCTATTGATTGCTTATAATCAAGCTGCATATGAGTAGCTAACTCTTCCGGCGTATCAGGAAGCTTGTCAGGGTTATCTGTATTAAACGCGTTAATCCCTGTCTGTTCCTTTAGCTTAAGCAACTGCTCCTTCATTATAATGTCTTGCAACATCTTTTCGGCATAGTCAGTTCTTTTCTTTGTAGACCCGGGGTCTTGAGCGTATGCTTTTATCTCGTATTCCTTTTCATTAATGCCGTTTGCTACAATATCCACAAATTTAGAAATTACGGGTACTGGCTTCCAGTCTAAGTTTAAATAAGATAAGTCACCGTTAATAGCCAACTCGTCTTTATACTTTTGTACGGGCTGTTCGCCTCTAGCGTATAGTCTTAATGAATGGTACTTGCTTGTATTTGTTGCGAACCTATTCCCGCTACCTCCTTGTCTAAACCATTCCTGCTCTATAGCTCTACCAACTTGAACGCCATACTCGTAGCTTGATTTTTCTGCGTCACTAACAACTTGGCTAGGAAATACACTGTTTGGGTTTGCGCCTACGTTCATTTAATTTATTATTTTTGAATAACTTCCAGAGTTGTCATATCTCTTCAACCCTAGATTTATATTTTTTCTTACCACTCTA